GCACCCGCAAGATCGCTCGTACTCCCCGCCACGCCATCCCACACCTGCGGTACGTCTGCACCGTTGCAGATGTAGAGCGTGTCGTTAAGCACCTCGAAGGTTGAAAACTTATTTACCGTGAGGCCAGTTTTCAAGACGGTGGAGTAATCTTTTTGAATCTTGCCGTCTGCCGTGGCCGTGACGATGAAGGTGTTGCCGTTCTTCTTGCGGAATTGGAACACGCCCATGATCCGAGGCGCACCCGAGATCGCTGTGCCATTCACTTTGGTCGTACCGCCTCGGCTCTCCCGGCCGCCGTTATGGAGGTTGATGTTGACGGCCTCGGTCATAGATTCCGGAGGAACCAGGTCCATGTTTGGGTTGGCCGACCAACCTCCTCTTATGGCCGGGATTCTATATGTCTCACCTTTGTATCTGCCCATTAGATCAATCCTTGATGTCGCAGAATTTTCATACAATGCTCAAAAAATAATTCCTTCGGATACTCCAGCTTCATATAATTACAATGCTCACAACAGGAGACAACATTGCCAAGTAGGTATCCATGTGAACTGTCAATCCTATCTAAGCCAACCGTGGGCACAATGTCTCCGCAATAATGGCAAGGCCGCTGCCAGAACGTTATAAATTGCTCAAATGTCAAATTAAACGCTATGCCCCTTGCCTTTGACCCATTCTTATAACTCGTATATCTACCTTTGAGGGATTGGCTATGTTTCTTTTGAATTGCCTTATATTTCTCTTTATTTTCATTCCTATATTCCTTAGTTCTCTTGATAACGCTGTCCTTGTTCTTGTCATAATATTCTTTGTGGTATTTTGATAAAATCTCTTTGTTTTGTGACCATCTTCGTTTGTTTCTTTCTTTCTGCATACAGAGCCGAGAACAGAATCTTTGTGTGGGCCTATTGTTTTTCTTCCCATACGGTTTCCCGCAATGCTCACATTGATGCGTTGGTCGGATTAGTTTGAGCTGACGCTCCACGCTTACCTCAAAAGCTCCCGCGTGATCCCGCTCTCGAACCGAGCAGGCGCGACGGCTGGTGCATTGAGGTTTTTGATGATGTCACGGCTAACTACGGTCTGCTGAATAACAAGAGGATCTAATGCCACGGTCAGTTCAGGCGCGAGGTCCACCGCGAGGTGATAGCGCAAGGCCTTCACGTATTCTGCAGGTATCACGATGGTTGTAGTATCGAGATCAGCAAAGCTCGTGAGCGGTTTCCAGGAGAAGACGTTGAAGGTGTAAGCCTTATCTGAGGGCGAATCAAAGTGGATCTTGCCCAAGGGAAATTCGGGTGCGTAATAGAGCCGTTCCGGTCGTGCGTTCGTCCCCTTATCTGCAATCCTGTTATATTCGGTCAAGGCCATCGTGACATCTAGGGGGTAGTCGATGTTGTCGGAGTCTCGGAGATAGGCTGCGGTGATCTTCTGTGGTCGCACCGTGTTAAAGGTTCCCGCAGAGCCGATCGTATAGACGTTGGTGCCGACGACAAGCGTAAAAGGCTCCTCGACCACGGAATAGACGAGCAGGCGTTCCGCACTCCACAGCGCCATCAGGTTGTTCAGCTTTGTCAGTGCCTTCGTGCGCTCCGAGGGAGTTGGCAGGAGCACCCCACAGAGCTCGAAGGCATCGTCAACGATGTTGCCAGCCGTGGCCATTATTTCTCCCCCACTTCATTCCACAGCACCCAAGCCGACACAACCAGGAGGATTGCTGTAATAGAGGAAAGAATCACGCCTAATCCGAATCCGCTCAAGGCTCCGGTGGCCGTCGCCATTATTTCCTCCGAATCAATGCGGCCCGTTCGTCCACAAAGTCGATCGAGCGGTCATTCTCTCGTGACCACTTCTCCAGCTCTCTGCGATACCACGGTTCCTCAATGTCATCGACAATAATGGTATCAGTCCGTTTCCCGAAATTAAGGAAAAAGCCCATGCGCGATGCACAATCCTTCCTTGGGGGTCCGTCCACAAGGCCAAGGCCAAAGTGCTCAGGAAGCTCATGGAGGTCCGAAAGGTCGTACCATCCGTTGTCTATCTTCTGGTGACAAAGCGCGATATTAAATACCCCGGCCTCGCAAGCCAGCTCCTTTGTTTTCATGGCCCATGTCGGATGATGTTCAAGGCACCATACCGTCTGCTCCGGGTTCGCCGCCGCCAGCACGATTGTCGTCAAGCCTGAACCTGCCTCAATGATAGGGCCATCGGATTTCGAGAGCGCACACAACATCAATGCACCCTCTGCTGCCGCGTAACCTACATTCCCTGCATAGCGTCGGGCTTCGACAAGAAGCTCAACGGGAATCTCCCTTGCCCGGATCTTTTCAACCATGTACTTGAGGGTTTCAGTTTTGATGCGACGTAGATATGCACCGAGGCTGTCATAGGAGACAGAGTGGGCCTCATGGCCGAGGCGCATTTCACAGGCACCGTATATCTTGCCCCCTGTCTCCCTCCAGATATTGCAGAAATGGACATCGCCACCCCACCGGACATTATCAATGAAGGTTCTCTGGAAGAGGATTGGCACCAGAGAGCGTTGCTCGTTCTTGTTGGGGTGGTGGTCCGCATCCTTCGCCAGCGTTTCGATCACATGGCGCCGTATCCGCATGAAGCCGGTGGGAAGATGATGTACTTCTAATAGGCCGTTCTCGTCGGGTTCCAATACACCGTCTAACAACCCGACCGGCACATCGTCCTTCAACCCCAGCCCCTCTTTCCGATAAGGGTAGACCCCCCCCACGAAATCGACATCATACTGACAGAGCTTGAGGAGCTCTTTGGGCTCCCAGATCACATCCGAGTCGATAAAGATAAGCTCCTCGCACTTCGTCAACAAAAACTGCTGCACCACCACGTTTCGTGCATCGTCCACATGGCAGTTACCGACCAAGAGCACATACTCCGTCTGTATCCCGGCTTCGTGAAGCACCTCCCGGCACTTCGACATTGAAAAAGCGTAGCCCGGGGCCGGCGCATCATAGACTGTAGTAGCCAGCATAATGCGCCGACCCGGCCGCTCCGATCCTGCGTCGTGATAGAGATGCGACACGACGAATCTTACTCCTTAGCCGGTTGTATCAACCAGCCCAAGGTTCACTAGCGCGGTGTAGAGACGGGTGATCCTCGTCTCGTTCAACGCGGTTGTTGCGGTCGTGGTCCCGACAGCGGAAATCGCCGGGCGGACAATCGGCGTGGTCAAACCGTAGAAGCCGATCTTGTCCGTTGAGGACTGCCCGAACAGCGTGCCGTCGTCGTTCAGCTTGGTCAGGTGCTCGACAGCCATGTGCTTAACCTCCCTCTAGTTTTTCGTTACTGCTTAACCGCGGACTCGGCACGCCCACTCTGGGCGGATGGTCTTGAACCCGAACAGGACATCCATCCTGCACGGGAACTTGTCGTTGAGGATGTCGTACTTTCGCACGATTCTCAGAGAGATCCCGTCAAAGACCTCCCGGGCGGCGAAATCGACGCCTTTGGGCAGTTCCAGGTCTGCCGTGACAAAGGTAAAGGCGTCCCGGTGGTACGCGAGGTCCTGGGTAAACACCAGATCCGCAGCCCCGGAGCCTCCCCCGGTCAGGTTCACAACCGCCTTGCTGGCTCCCGCGCTGACGAGCTCGATGTTCTGCTTCGCGCCGGATGTCTGCGGGGTAGGCGAAACAGCCGGTGTCATATCCCCGGTGCCGGTCTCAGTCTCGTCGGCGGTCACGACCCACTGCTGCAGGTGTGAATACCGCTGCTTGGTCTCGAGGTTGACCGCGAAGACATCGGCGATTGTGAAGATGTCGCCCTTCTTGTACTTCAGTCCATCGGGAAAGCCGGTCATGGTGATAACCGCAGTCCCGCTGGTGATCCCGGTTGAGGTGTTGACCAGCGGCGTGGTGTCGGTTCGATCCCCGTTGGTGTGGCTGGGAACCATGTTGCTCTCCCACCACTTGAACCCGGACGCCTGGCCCATATAGCCTTCGCTGAAGGCCCGCTCGATCTCACTGGCCTTGTGGAAGAACGCGGACACGGAGGCCACGACGGCCGCCATCGCCACGGAATCCAGGAGGAGATGTCGGTCCCCATCTGGCGCGAGTCCCTGACTGATCTTGACCCCGCCATTCAGCACGGCGGTCAAGCTGGCCGGAGTCGTCGCGGGTGTCCCGGACATGTTGAAGATGTCCTTGTAGGCAATGAGCAACACTTGAAACTCGATCTCTGCCGCCAACCTGGACATCATTGGCTCGAGGATGCGCTGGGCAAAGTCGTCGAGCGACATGGTGAGCTCGACGGAACTGAAATTCACGTCCACGCCCTTCTGCGTGGCGAGCGTTAAAGTCTGGGACGTCTCAGCGATGTCCTGCGTCTGCATGACCGCGCCGGTACGGACGGTAAACTGGTTCGGCTCCCTGATGAGGAGACTTGTGCCGATTTTCGCGCCAGACCTCGCATATTGCGCGTCATACTGGCGATTGATCGTCTTGATGAACTTGAGTTTGTTGTGCAGGATCGCAAG